TGGTAATAACCCAGATGTCAGTATCATTGTTACTGTTGAGGAGGTATTCTTACCAAATGGCTAAAGGTGTAAAACATTACTTTAGAGATGGTACAGAGCATAGCGGGTCTACACACAAAGACCCATCTGGCAAGTTAATGTCGGGTGCTCGCCATACAAATAACAGTAAGTACCTGTATCACTTTAAGGAACTATCTAAAACTGCACAAAAAAAGGCTAGACCATAATGCCATACAAATCTCGTGCTCAACAAGCGGCTGTCGCAATCTCAATGAAGAAGGCTGGTAAGTCACCTAAAGAAATCAAGAAGCATATGATGGGCGGTGGCATGGCGAAGAGCGGCCCGTACAATGCAGTCACTAAATATGCAAAAGGTGGAAGCACTGTTAATGAATCAGGTAACTACACTCAGCCCGGATTACGTAAACGCATATTTGAACAAGTCAAAGCCAGCGGTAAAGGTGGTGCACCCGGACAGTGGTCTGCTAGAAAAGCACAACGTGTCGCCCTGTTATACAAACAAAAAGGTGGTGGGTACAAGTCATAATGAAAGCACCACAACGCAGTCTCAAAGCTTGGACAAAGCAAAAGTGGCGTACCAAGAGTGGCAAGCCATCTACTCAAGGCCCGAAAGCTACCGGGGAGCGTTATCTACCGGAGAAAGCTATCAAGGCTCTTTCGGCCAAAGAGTATGCCGCTACTACGAGAGCGAAGCGAGCGGGCACCAAGAAAGGCACACAGTTTGTCGCACAGCCTAAAAAGGTTGCTAAGAAAGTAAAAGCATATAGGAAAGTAAAGTAATGGCTAGACAGCTAACTGAAAAACAACAGAAGTTCTTAGACGTACTCTTTGAGGAGGCACGTGGCAGTGTTGTTGAAGCTAAAAAAATAGCTGGCTATTCTCCTACACAGCACACAGCATCTATCGTGGAATCACTGAAAGATGAGATATTAGAACGTACCAACATGTACCTCGCCCAGAACGCACCTCGTGCGGCAATGGCTATGGCTGGTGCGTTAATTGATCCAACTGAGCTAGGCATTAAAGAAAAGATGCAAGCGGCTAAGGAAGTTATGGATCGTGTCGGTATCATTAAATCTGAGAAGGTACAAATTGAATCTACAGGCGGTGTGATGATTCTTCCACCGAAACGCTCTGAGGATGACGAATAATAGATCGACTGGCAAGTGGATATTAGCACAGCCAGAAAATGTAATTGAGGATGATGATTTCCTCCCAATACCAAGAATAGCACGTACTATTCCATTTGGTTACAAAGAAGACCCTGAAGATGATGACATTCTCTTACCAATTCCAAGGGAACTCAGGGCACTAGAGAAGGCTAAAGAATACCTTCAACAGTACAGTTACAGAGAAGTATCTAATTGGCTAACAAAACAAACAGGCCGTAGCATTTCTCATATGGGATTGAAAAAACGGATAGATAGTGAGCAATCCAACAAAAGACGAAGCGCAACTCTCAAGCAGTGGGCCAAGCGGTACGAGACGGCGATCACCAAAGCGGAAGAAATCGAGCGCACGAGGCTCGGCGCAAGGAAGTCGCAGATCAACAGTACAAGCACAGCCGAAGATTGAAGTTAGGGAAGATCCTCACGCTGAACCTGAGTTTGAGCCGATCCGCCCCGAAGAAGAACACAATGTCATATTTAAACCGAATGCTGGGCCACAGACTGAGTTTTTAGCATCAGGTGAAAGGGAGGTTTTGTATGGAGGTGCCGCAGGCGGTGGTAAGTCTTATGCTATGTTGGCTGACCCGTTACGATTTATGGGCCATCCCTCATTCAGTGGACTGCTATTACGACACACAAATGAGGAACTAAGGGAACTCGTTTGGAAGTCACAAGAAATGTACCCAAAGATCTGGCCGGGAATCAAGTGGTCAGAAAGAAAGATGCAATGGACTGCCCCTTCAGGCGCAAGGCTGTGGTTCTCGTATCTAGATCGGGACGACGATGTGTTAAGATACCAAGGGCAGGCTTTTAGCTGGATTGGTTTCGACGAATTGACACAGTGGCATACGCCATTCGCATGGGATTATATGCGTTCTCGTTTGCGTAGTACGGCTAGTGATTTGCCTACATATATGCGAGCGACAACAAACCCCGGTGGACCGGGACATGCTTGGGTGAAGAAGATGTTCATTGACCCAGCCGCTCCGGGTAAAGCATTTCACGCTACGGACATTGAAAGTGGTAAGACTTTGTGTTACCCTCCCAATCACTCCAAGGCCGGTGAACCATTATTTAAACGTAGGTTTATACCTGCGATGCTAACAGATAACCCTCATTTGTACGATCAGGGGGACTATGAAGCGATGCTCTTGTCCTTACCTGAGCATCAACGTAAACAGTTATTAGAGGGTAATTGGGATGTTGCTGAAGGTGCGGCGTTTCCTGAGTTCAACAGACAAATACATACTATTGATCCTTTTGATATACCTCACAATTGGGTTAAATTTCGCGCCTGCGATTATGGGTACGGCTCTTATTCTGCTGTTGTTTGGTTTGCCTGTACTCCTGATGAACAGCTTATTGTCTATCGTGAGTTATACGTTAGTAAAGTCTTGGCAACTGATCTTGCAGATATGGTCACTGAACTTGAAGCGAATGACGGCAACATCAAGTACGGCGTATTAGATAGCTCATGCTGGCATAAGCGTGGAGACACAGGACCGTCTCTTGCCGAGCAGATGATTCAGAAAGGATGTCGTTGGAGGCCATCTGATCGCTCAGCAGGATCACGAATTGCAGGTAAAAACGAATTGCATAGACGCTTACAGGTTGATGAGTTTAGCGAAGAACCTCGACTTGTGTTTTTTAATAACTGCACAAATTTAATTGCACAACTACCAATCATTCCTTTGGATAAGAAAAATCCGGAGGATATTGACACGAAGTCTGAAGACCATCTGTATGACGCATTGCGTTATGGCATTATGTCAAGACCTCGTTTCTCGATTTGGGACTTTGATCCAGCACATTCAAGGACATCGTCCTACGTACCCTCAGACAGTAAATTTGGATACTAAATATGGAAGAAGATGATATCTTTGAAGCGGAAAGTGATCTGCAACTGACATTAGAAGATGTCACAGAGGAAAGGGAATTAGATCCTTCTGAGTTGCAAGCACTTGTACGTTTTGTTATGGAGCGTTACACAAAAGCTGAAGATACTCGCCGTCAGGATGAAGATCGCTGGCTACAGGCGTACCGTAATTACCGTGGTATCTATGGACCTGACGTACAATTTACTGACGCTGAAAAGTCTCGTGTTTTCATTAAAGTAACAAAAACTAAAACATTAGCGGCGTATGGTCAAATTATTGACGTATTGTTTGCCAATCAAAAGTTCCCAATTTCTGTAGATCCAACAGTATTACCTGAAGGTGTTTCAGAAGCTGTTAACTTTGACATGCAACCCCCACAGAATCAAGCTCAAATAGGACCAGCATCTCCATTTGGTTATGAAGGCGATGGTATGGACTTCCCTCCGGGAGCTACTGCCGACTCTTTACGTGAGATGCAGTTAGGTTCTTTAGCTGAAAAACTTGGTGAAGTTGATAATGTTGAAGAAGGTCAAGGTTTAACAGCAACACAAATTACATTCTATCCAGCAATGACTGCGGCAAAGCGGATGGAAAAGAAGATTATGGATCAGTTAGAAGAAGCACACGCTTCTAAACAACTTCGGTCCACAGCTTTTGAAATGTCCTTGTTTGGCACTGGTATTATGAAGGGACCATTTGCTATTGACAAGGAATACCCAAATTGGGACGAGGAAGGGGAATACAACCCATCAATCAAAACGGTTCCCTCTACGTCCCATGTCTCTGTGTGGAACTTCTACCCAGACCCAGATGCGGCAAACATGGATGATGCTCAATATGTCATTGAACGTCATAAGATGTCTCGCACGCAACTGCGTTCACTAAAGAAGCGTCCATTTTTCCGTAGCCAAGTCATTGACGATGTTATCGCAATGGGTGAGGGTTATGTGAAAAAGTACTGGGAAGATGATCTACGTGATTATCAAACAGAGCATGACATTGATCGCTTTGAAGTGCTTGAGTATTGGGGCACAATTGATCGTGAAGTCTTAGAATCTGCTGACGTAGATATCCCAGAAGAATTTGAAGATATTGATGAAGTACAAGCAAATATCTGGTACTGTAATGGTCGTATTTTACGTGCCGTTCTGAACCCATTTAAGCCTGCCCGCATTCCATATTATGCTGTACCTTATGAGTTAAACCCATACTCATTCTTCGGGGTAGGGATCGCTGAAAACATGGACGATACCCAAACGCTGATGAACGGTTTTATGCGTATGGCTGTGGACAATGCAGTCTTGTCAGGGAACTTGCTCATTGAAATTGATGAGACAAATTTAGTGCCCGGTCAAGATCTCTCAGTGTATCCGGGTAAAGTATTCCGCCGTCAGGGTGGTGCACCGGGTCAAGCTATCTTCGGTACGAAGTTCCCGAATGTATCTAATGAGAACATGCAGTTGTTTGA